AAACGTGGAATGCATTTGTGGGATGAAGTTGCATCGGATGCAGATCACTACTTGTATTGTGATGCTTGTGAAATGCACATCAATATTCAGGAGAACACATGAAAGTAAATCGTTTTGAATTGGTCAAGAAATTTGAAATGCTGCTTCCTGCCGTTGGTTTCAATGCTATGCTTCCTGAGTATCAACGATTTCGAATCAGCAATTCAACTATTAGTGCGACAGATGGATCAATGCAGATTGTTACATTTTTGTCTGTAGATTTGGGGTTCTCGTGTTCTATTGCAGCTCGAGACTTTTATGGTATTTTATCTTCGTTACAGGATGAAGACATAGATATTACATTGGATCGTGCAACAAGTAAGTTGATCCTCAAGACCAAAAAAATCGAAGCTGAATTTGCTTCGTATCCATACAAGCCTATTAAGGAAATTGAACCTGTGGGGACCCCATGGTCTGTTGAAAAGATTGGTGGAATTCAACCTCTTATAGAAAAGCTAACTTTCTGTCAATCTGCAGTATCAAAAGATGATACGGCGGGAGTCTTTTGTGGTGTGCTTATTGATAAGGAGTACATTGTTGCTTCCGATAGATATCGAGTTTGTCGTTCGAAATTTCTGGTGAATGGAGAACCACTAATTGATTTTGTCATTTCTATTCCATGTGCATTTGTGGACCTGATGAAAAAGTATGCTGATAAACTGGAATTTCTGGGACTTTGTGATGCAAAACGAAAGATGTATTTGATTTGTAAAGACGGGACACTATTAGTTACAACCCTCTATTCTGAAAATTATCATGATACCCGAGAATTTTTTCCAAATGGCGAATTTCGAACAATTATTATTACCCCAGAAATTTTTTCAACCATTGAACATCACGCTCTATTTTTGAAGCATTTGCCGGTTATTGATCAAGATATTACCGTGCAATTCAAAAATAAAATATGTACGGTTTCTTCTGAAATAAAGCAGATCGCTACGTTAAAAGAAACGTTTGACACCGAAGAAGATTGGGATCTTACACTTTTTGTTAATCCTGCATTTTTTTATGATGCCAATCAAAAAATGAGTGCTCAAGCAGCTGAACCAGGTAGCGCTCCCGTGGTTCACTATTTTACAGATGAAGGAAATATCATTTCCGTGCGAGGCGATGATGAATATTTGATTACACCGAGAGGATAAACCATTGGAACCAATAACTCCGAGAAAACAAAAGTCCTTTTTTCTTTGCCCTTCGGACATCTTAAAACAAAAGAAGGAAGCAAAGCTGGCTGATCGTGCAGTTCGAAAAGCTGCTCGGTCAGCTCATTCAACCTTGGAAATCATGCAGGAGATCATCACATCTATCCGGACTGTCGTCCCGAGTACTCCTCGAATACCTGGAATTCGACAAACTCGAACTCCTAAAGTTCTGGATACGAAGATTTACAATTGCGAAACTTGTGGTCTTTCAAAGAAATGTAACTCTCCCAATATAGATCGTCGAGGACAGGGACGAATGGGCATTCTACTCATTGGTCAGTTTCCTGGACGTACAGATGATCAAAAGAATTCTTCCTTCGTAGGTCCTTCTGGAGATCTTCTTCGAAAGCAGTTTAGTTTATTTGGTATTGACCTGGATCGAGATTGTATTCGTGTAAACACGCTTCGATGTTATCCAGGAGCAGATGAAGAAGGGCACGAGCTTGAACCCACGTCTGAGCAGCTTTTATCTTGTAGAGCAAACCTACTCAAAGATATTGAAGAGATTAAGCCAAAGTTGATTCTTTGTTTGGGTAAGGTCGCAATGAAAGCTGTTCTTCAACCAGAGTACCAAGATAAGAATTTAGATATTGAAAATATTCATGGGCTTACATTTCCATTACATAGATACGGCTGCTGGGTTGGGACAGCATTTCATCCCGCTATGTTTTTATATCAGAAGGATGAACGATTAAATCACACTGCTGTATTTGTAGATGATTTGGCAGAAATTTTTAAGTTCCTTGATCGGCCAATGCCAGAACCTCTAAAAGAGGATGGTAACATCCTTATTACTAATGTAGATGAAGCTGTGGAGTTTCTCGAAAGCATCACAGATATTGAAACTCCAGTTGCTTTTGATTTTGAAACGAATAGTATTTCACCATACGTTATTGATCCATGGATACTAACAATGAGTTTTGCACTTGATGTATCAAGTGCCTTTTGTATCCCACTAGATTACATTGTGAATTTTGATACCAAAGATCGTACATTTGATGAGGAAGGCCTATCTCGAATAGCTGTAGCAATGCGGCACTTCCTAGCCAGCTCAACCCCAAAGATTATTCAAAATACCAACATGGAGAATTGTTGGTCTATGGCTATCTTTGGGCAAGAAATGCAGGCCTTTCTTTACGATACAATGATTGGTGCCCATATTTTGAACTGTCGTGATGAAACTACGGGTTTGAAGTTTCAAGCTTTTCAACTTTCTGGACACATTTATGATATTGGGAATAAAGAAAATTTGAATGAAGTTCCACTACCAAAGTTATGTAATTACAATTGCTTCGATGCTCGATATACAATGTGGGCGTATTTAGATCAACAACAACGCCTTGCAGATGATCCCGAGTTAACCGAATTCACCAAAACGTATATGGCTGCAGCACCCATGTTATCTCGATTACGTCATCGAGGTATTCAATTAGATGTAAATGTCCTTAATGAGCTCAAAGAAGACTTTACTACGATTAAAAATGAGCAAATTCGGATTGTTCAAAGTTGTCCGTCCGTTCAACAGTACGAGAAAGAACAAGAAAAGCCGTTTTCAATTACATCATCTTCACAGATTGGAAAGATCATATACACGTATATGAAACAACCGGTAAGGGGAAAGACTCGAGGCGGAAAGCCCGCAGCTAGTGCAGCAGTATTTCCTGAAATTCTGAAAAACCCTGCTAGTCCAGAGGTTACAACATTTATCAATGCCATCATTCAGTATCGGAAAGTAGAGGGCAGTGGTGGTATTCTAAAACGAATTGAGAATTTTGAAAAGAATATGGATCCGAATGGAAAGGTTCATCCAAATCTGACTCAAAATATCGCCAAGACTTACAGATCGTCATCTTTGGATCCGAATATTCAGAACGTTCCCAAGCATGACAAAGATCAGAAACAAATTCGGCGGGCAGTTGTTGCTGAAAAGGATCGAATTCTACTTGAATGTGATAAGAGCAATTTGGAAGTCCGAATCATCGCAACTGAATCCGGTGATCCCGTTCTTACGAAACAACTAATTGAAAAGGTCGATTTTCATAAAAATTGGGCAAAACGTTTATATTCGGAATCTAAGTATCATTGGAATGACTTGTCAGATAAACAACAGGGCGAGCTTCGTTACGACTGTAAAAATGGGTTTGTCTTTGCAAGTTTTTATGGTTCCGTTCCACGTTCCATTGTGAATTATGATGCTTTTGTAGAAGCAAAAATCTCCTTAGAGCATATCGAAAAGGTTCAAAATGAGTTTTGGGATACATATAAAGAAGTTCGTAGATGGCAGAACGAAGTTGTAGATCAGTATAACCGGCTTGGTTTCTTTCTGGCACTGCCAAAGTTTAAACGACAAGGACCATTGTCTCTCTTTCAACTTTATAATAACCCTACGCAAGGCACAGGGTTTATTTTATTCATAGATGGACTTCGACGGGTTGATGAAGAAACTATTCGAAGAGGACTAAAGTCCTACATAATCACAGAAATTCATGATAGTTGCACGTTTCAAGCAGTTGAGGAGGAGATTCCAGAGATTGTTAAATATGCTTCAGAAATTTTTGAATCAAAGCGATTTCCGTGGCAAACAGTTCCAACACCTGTTGAGTGGGAATTTGGTCCAAATTGGGCAGAAATGGAATCACTGTTTCTTGGATAGCGTATAATATATCCGGAGGTATCTTAAATGTCACTATATCAGAGAGTACGACCAACAAAATTAAGTGAAATCCGGGGTAACGAACCAACTGTTAAACTTCTTCATAAGGTTGTTCGTCAACCGGCTGATAAACGACCACATGTATTCCTTCTCACAGGTCCTAGTGGTTGTGGTAAGACTACAATTGCTAGAATTTTGAGCAATGAGTTTGAATGTAATGAAGCAGATATTTTTGAATTCAATGCTGCAAATACAAACGGTATTGATACCATTCGGGATGTATCCCGAAAAGTACACCTTCGTCCCATGGGCGGAGAAGCCAAAGCATACATTTTTGATGAATCCCATCAACTTACATCTTCGGCACAAGAAGGTCTCTTAAAGGTTCTAGAAGAGACACCAAATTACTGTTACTTTTTCTTGTGCACCACAGAACCGGAATCGGTTATCAAAACTATTCAGAATCGCTGCACACGATATGAAGTTTATCCGTTAGCTCAGCAGGATGTTTTTGATTTATTGATGGACGCCTGTGAAAAGGAGAAGCTTACCGTAGCGGATGACCTTCTTATGGCCATCATCGAAAGCTGTGAGGGTTCTCCAAGAAAAGCGTTAGTGAGTCTAGAACAAGTAAAGGATATTGATTCTGTTGAGGAAGCATTAAAGATTCTTGCAACAGGTACAGAACGAGATGTTCAGGTTATTGAAATTTGTAAGTTGATGTATATGGATCCAAGTAAGCGGCGTTCCAATTGGAAGAGAATTATCACGACATATGATGCAATTGGAGATGATGCAGAAAAGATTCGAAGGTCTATTTTGGGCTTTCTTTATAAGAAGCTCGTAGCAACAAATGATGAAAAAGCTGCTTTGGATATAACGCGATTACTTCATTTGTTTTCTTCTTCCGTATATTATGGTGGTAAGTCACACCTGGGTGCATTGATCGCCCGGGCATGTTTCGAAATTGAACCCGAGAAAGGAGAGTAGTACATGGCACGAAACCGTGCAGCAGAGGTAGCACAAGAGTACAAGAGTGGTAGTGGTGGTAAGGTCCAGCATTTCTATCCGGTCAATCTGGATGTGGCTGAGCGACTTGGTCTGGGTATGTATAAGACCGTTGTTGGGGATAATTTTTTGCGAATTCTTCCCCCTCCGGACAGTGAGAAGTTGTACTGTCGGAAAATTTATAGTCATGAGAAGATTGGTACTGAACAGGTGAATCTCCTGTGTCCGAATCGAACCCATGATGAAAATAACAAGCCAATGGGTAAGCCCTGTCCAATTTGTGAGCTTGCTTCGGAATTGTATAAGGCTGATAACAAGTCTGAAGTAGCGAAGGCTTTATTTGCTAAGGATCGTTGGCTCTATTTTGTAGTCAATACGACAGATGAGAAGACGCAAGCTGCGGGACCGTGCTGGTATTCAGCTTCCTCTATGGTTCACGACAGTATTCGAGATCTGTCTACTAATCCACGGGATACATCAAAAGCTGTGGATGTTAGTGATCCGAAGACTGGTCAGGATCTGAATTTTAAGCGAGTGGGAATTCAATTTTCTGCTTTTCAGCTTTGCCAGTCCCAGTCGATTCCCGAGCAGTGGTATAAGGATCTTCCGACCTTCAGTGACTTGCTGTATTTTACTCCTGAAGAAGAGGTTCTACGTCATCTGTCTACACAGGGTGAGGTTAAGGCACCAACTACGAATCCTGACGGAAGTGTCCCAGGTCCAGTTGAGGAGAAACCTGCTCCTCCGGTGGCACCTCGAACTCGGGCAGCAGTAGTAGAAACCGTACAGGAGGATGTCTCCGTGGATATTCCCCCAGTGGCTGAAATGCCCAAGCCTGTTGAAACAGCAGTTCTTCCACCCGTAGAGGGCAAGTCGGTCTCAAATCAGGTTGCAGCAAAGTTAGCCGAGTTTCAGAAGCGTCGAGCTGCAGCTACGAAAGGAAAGTAACTATGGACCAGATTCTTTTTGGAAAATTACAGGATTTCAAAGCTCGATTAGCTATTGATCGAAATAACTTGGAACAAGAATGCCAAGTACAGTCTCCTCTGTATGGGGAAATTGCAGAAGAAGTCCAAACGGCCAAGTATCTTCGAAATCAAGCAAAGGCTGATTTTGAACATGCAGAAGCAGAACTTCTTTGTGATGTTAAAGAAAAGCCTGCATTATTTGGTTTTGATAAATCACCAGCTGGTGATCATGCGAATGCCAAGGTGAAATGTCAACCCAAGTATATAGAATTGCAGAAAGTTTATTTTGATGCTGAACGAACATACGGAGCTCTGAATGGGCTTTTAGAAGAAGCAGCTCAGAGAAAGTCAATGTTACGGGATCTGGTAGATTTGTTTGTTCATCAGTACTTTTCTAATCAGGATCTATCAACGCCCTCATCTCGAGTGTCTCGAATGGCGGGCAATGACAAAAATGAAAACTTTGAGGCTGCATTAGCCGATATTCGAAAACGTCGAGTAGAAGAGCGACGTCAAGATAATGATGAGTCGGTTAGTGAAGGATAATGGATATTTTTGAGGAAGTTCGAAATACAATTAGGGGTATTAAAGTGAATGACCTTCCCGTTGTTACTGAATGGTGCTCCACAGGATGTACTCAGTTAGATCTGGCCATCCGTGGAGCACTTCCCGGTGGAATTCCGGTTGGACGAATCATCCAAACATTTGGCGGAGCCAGTACGGGTAAGACCGTCATGGCTTCAGTCATCCTCGGCTCAGCTCTGCGAGCAGGAAAGCTAGCATTCTATGGTGACACAGAATACTCGCTAGAGCCCAATTTTGCTCATCTGTATGGCCTGGATGTCGAACACAAGAATTTCTATTGGGGGTATTCGTGGAAGAAGGATTCTGAAGCAACCCAACCAGAAACGCTGGAAGAATTTTTTGATGGATACCTACACGGCATTCTTGAAAAATTCGGAGACAAGCCGAAGATTGTTGTAATCGATAGCCTTACAGCACTTCCAGCTAGTATTGAAGTAAAAAAGGCCATGATAGATCAAGGGTACGGCAGCTACCGGGCAAAGATCATTTCTTTGGGACTTCGAAAGTTTGAGTCTCAGTTAGCCCATACAAATACCACGCTGTTCCTCATCGATCAGACTCGAGACAATGTCGGAGAGATCTTTGGGGAAAGTGAGGTTACCACTGGTGGACGTGCTCCAGAGTTCTACACGGCCGTTCGAATCTATTTGAAGACAGAAGCTCGAATCAAAAATACAGCAGAAAAAGATACCGGAATCTGGGTTAAATTTCAAATCAAGAAGAATAAGGTTGGAAAACCGTTCCGAGATGGGTCGTTCAAGATTGATTGGGACTATGGCCTGGATGATTTACATTCAAATCTTCGATTTTTGGCTGAATACCAGACCAAAACGAAAAAAGAGGGCATGAAAAAGACTACCTCAGTTGATCTGAATATTCCGGACGAAAAGAAACCGGAAGAGATAGTTAAAGTTACAAAAACTATAAAAACATGGATTCCGTATATTGAAGAGCATAGACTTGAAACATTCCTTCAACGGGATGTTGTCGATGCTTGGAACGAAATTTACAAAGCGGAAGATCGGAAACCAAGACAATGGTCTCAGACTGAGTCTGAACAACTTGGCAAAGTGGTCAATGTAGATGGAGAAGTAGTTATCAAAGGTAGTTCTAAGGACGACAAGGTCTGGGATAAGAAGAAAACAAAGGACTCGGAGTAATGTCTCCTATCCAGATGATGTAGCATCTGAATCAAAGTCCGCCCTCCTACAGTATATCACATGTGGAGGAATCACAATGAATAGAGCAGTAGTTTGTTTGTCTGGGGGAATGGATAGCACCACGGCCCTGTATTGGGCCAGGAAGAATTTCGATGAGGTTCTAGCCTTTGGTGTATCCTATGGAAGCAAGCACAACCGTCGTGAGCGGGATATGGCTCACCTTATGTGCAAGAAAATTGGGATTTCGTTTTCGACATATGATCTTCCGGAGTATTGTTCAGAATTTAAAGATTCTGCAATCGGAGATCAACGACCACTTTTTCGATCCGATCTTCTCCAATCTGGTGGAGATATTCCATACGGACATTATGCAGAAGAGTCAATGAAGAAAACGGTTGTACCATTTCGGAACGGAATCATTTTAAGTTTGGCAGTGGGCTTCGCCGAAAGTAGGGATGCAGATACTATCATTCTTGGAAATCATGCAGGGGACAGAGCATGCTATCCGGATTGCCGTCCCGAATTCGTAAAAGCATTCGCACAAGCTGCTAGTTGTGGAACGTTTAACAACATGATGTTTTGTTCACCGTTCTGTAATATGACGAAGGCGGATATTGTGTGGACCGGACTAGAGCTGGGTGTTCCTTTTGAGCTCACTTGGTCTTGTTATGAAGGAAAAGCACGACCCTGTTTTCGATGTGGGACATGTATAGAAAGAACGCTTAGTTTTTGTGAGGCTGGTATTAAAGATCCATTGCTAACATCAGAAGAATGGACGGAAGCGTTGGATATTGCTTTGAAAATTCAAGAAGACTTTGAGGCATGTGATGGAAAATAATACACTTACTGTTGGTCTAGATCTATCCCTTGAGCATTTTGGTATGGTAGCCTTAAATGCCGAAGGACAAGCTTTTCATTGCACATATGAATATCCAACTCAAAAGTATGTTTGGAAAGAGAAGGTACTTCCGGGCTTTCCACCAGTAACGCTTAAGGGATTTCTCACTCCAAAAAAACAAGAAAATGAAGGACGAGATTTTCATACGGTGCGTAGAATTGAATTTTCTACCATGGCAATTCAAAACATGTTGATGCAATTAACGCAGGGTCGATCTTGGTACGTGGCCATTGAAGATTATGCAATTGGAGCTGCATTTTCTGGATCTACAGGTTTAGTACAGATTGCAGAGATGACTGGAACTGTGAAGCATTGGATCTATATGAATGGTGGGGCAATTCGAACATACGATCCCTCTACAGTTAAACTGTATGCAACAGGGAAGGGCAATGCTTTAAAGCGACATGTAATTGAAGCAGCTGTTTCAGAAGGTTTTAATCTTCCTTCAGAGATGTTCAAGGAAGTGAAGAAAACTTGGCAAGGTAAGCCAGACAAAGAACTGGACGGACCGGGATCTGATTTGTGCGATGCTTATACCCTTGCAAAGATGTTGTGGACCGAATTACAGGTTCGAGTTGGAAATATAGAACTCAAGGATCTTCCAGAACATATTCGAGAACGAATTTTCTTTCGAGTAACTAAAGCCAATCCGGTCAATCTGTTAGCACGAGATTTTATTCAAAGGAAAATATCTTGATCACAAAGATGTATCTCAAAAATTTTCAAGCTCACTCTAATTCTTATTTGGAACTTCACCCAGGAGTGAATGTAATCACCGGGGAGAATGATAAGGGCAAGAGTTGCCTTGTTCGATTCATTCGTTGGATGGCCATGAATCGTCCACTTGGCGATTCTATAATTCGAGATGAGCAAACAGAAGTTGAAGGTACGATGATTGTTATGAACGATGGACAGGAAATTCCAGTCACTCGTATTCGTAACAAATCCAAAAACATATACACAATAGACTTTCCAAAAGAAGCAACTTTTGAAGCCTTTGGTAGTGATCCTCCAGAACATATTCGTTCCATTTTTCAATTGGACGATTTGAATTATCAAGATCAATTTGACCCTTATTTTTTAGTAACACAATCTCCGGGGCAAGTAGCAACATTTATTCGTTATCATACGGACCTTGAAGTAATTGATAAATCTATCGTAATGTCAACATCTAAACTACGTGAAATCAAAAGTCAAATCGTACAAAATACAGCAGAAGAAGAAAAAATTCAAACTGTTCTTAATAACCTGGAGAAATTTCAATTAGATCAATTTCAGAAACTTCTTAATCACGCCATTGAAGATATTGCACTGATTGAACTGTTGTCTGGAAAAACACAGGAACTGTCTTCATTACTAATTCGACAAGATCAATGTGAAGCCCAGTTAGCTCAATACAGTCCAGATATTGAAACGAATTACGAAAAAGCAACAAATCTGGTTGTAAATTTTTCGAAGATACAAGAACAGCATAATATAGTGATCGAAACTACAAATAGATTGCAGCAACTTGAAGTATCTCAAATTGATTTAGCTGAGTTGGACGAATTGATCAAGACCGTGAAAGAAGTGCAGATATTCAATACTGAATACATTGAAAAGAAACTCAAACCACTAATCACAATAATTGGAAATTGGGAACAGGTCTGTTTTCTTCAACGACCCATTGATGCGGAAGAGATTTTTAAGTTGACCGATCGAATCAAGGCCATATCTATTAAAGCTACGGAACTTCCAGTTACAATTCGATTAGTTCAACGGAACATTAAAAATTATGATGTATTGATAAAGCAACTTTTTGATATGAATTGTAACATTGAGATTAATGAAAAAACTAGGGATGTATTGTTATCTCAAGTTGTATCTTGTCCTAGTTGTGGACAAGTTCTTATGGAAGATGGTCGAGATCATCTTTTGAAACATTTAATGTAACAAATTGGTATTCTTGAGTATATTATTGATATGGATACAAACGATAAAGATAGTAAAAAGCAGTCGGTTTCAAAAATAGCAGGGACTCGAGAATTAAACCTAAATCATATGTCTAATGAGGATCGTGCTCTTTTTGATCAAACCATCTTTTTGATTCTATGTAAGATGGGTGTCAATGCTGGTGAAGCGCTTGTGCTCGTCAGTCGTGAGTTTACCGATTTGGCTCGTTCATGGATTTCTGAGGAATCTGTTAAACATTTATGTAAAGCTAAACTTGCTCAAGACATTCATTCAACGAAATCCAAATCTTTAGATGCATTAGATATTAAACTGATTCGAATATTTCAAGATTTGGCTTATACCTGTCTGATCCATTCTCTCGAAAAAGATGTGCATATAGAAATTAACCGGATATTACAGGAGACAGATCATGCTACTCGGAATCCTGGGGGATCAGCATCTTACAAATCATCGACCAACACGAAGGATTGATGATTATTGGCAGACACAACTAGAAAAATTTGAAGCAGAACTTCAACATGTAAAACATTGTGATGCAATTTTTCAAGTTGGTGATTTTTTTGATAGTCCGTATGTGGCCAATCGCGTAAAGGCTACAATTATTGGATTGATTAAAAAGCATCTCAACAGTCCGATTTATTGTATTTTTGGTCAGCATGATATTTCGGGACATTCGGAACTAACATTCAATAATAGTCCACTTGCAGTTTTACAAGCCGCAGGGGTAGTAGAATTGCTTGGAAATACAGTAACATTAATTCCCCATGATGGTGAAATTTTACATGCATTTGGTGCATCTTTTGGTCAACCTATTCCGGAACCAGAAGATCAAGTAGAATTAAATCTCCTGGTGACCCACCAAATGATTGGCGATCGTCCATTATACCCCGGACAAGAGCTTCAAGCACCAAAACAATTTTTAATTGACAATCCGGGATTCAAGTTTGTTTTCTGTGGAGATTATCATTATCGATTTCAACAGCATTATCAAAAACGACTTATTATCAATCCCGGAGCATTGGTACGAAAATCTATCTCCGAATGGGATCTTGCACATCACCCAGCGGCGATGACTGTGGATACAAAAACCATGCTAATCGAAAAACATCTTTTGACTATTCGTCCCGTAAATGAAGTTTTTGATCTTAATCGAAATGAAGAAAAAGATACCGAAGTCTTATTGAAATTTATTGAAGCATTACAGGCTCGAGAAGGGACAGCAATTGGCTGGAAAGAAATACTACAAGATGTTCTGCAACAACAAGTATTACAGGATTCAAATAATCGAAAGGAAATTCGTAAACTTATTGATGAAGTATTTGATCAGTTGGAGGTACAGGGGTGGAAATAGTTGAAAAAGTTCGACAACAGCTTAAACAGCTAGATGGAATTCGTTCCGATCAACAAAAAAAGATTGGAGAACGGGATGGAATTTTGAAGCAATTAAATGACCTCGGCTATAAGACAATTGATGAAGCTCGAGTAGCTTTAAAAGAACTGGAGGCACAGCATGATCAAATTTCTATGGATCTTGAAGAACTCAGTAAAGAAATGGACACTATCATTATGCAGGCCAATTCATCAACCAACAAATAGAAAGGCAAAACTACTTACTGGTTGGGCTGATCTTGAGAGAGATCCTAATACGGGGAAACGTCTGTGGTCAACATACGATGTTGACAGTCGAGAAATCTTAAATATGGATTTCGATCAGGGGCTTGTATTTGATCCAAAGGCATTTCCAGAAGGAACACACATTCGAATTTACTATCCTCAAAGACCACAATGAACAAATTAACGAAACAATTTCTTCAGAAAATTGCAGCTGGTTGGATCATTGTAGATGCTTCTTGTTGTGGTGGTCGGTTTGCTTGGATGAAGCCGCGTAGATCCGGAGCATTTGAAATGGTTGGTTGCATCTGTCACACATCTTTTTCGAGGAAGAAGAAGTGAACCTCACTACTTATCAGATCTTTCTTGCCGAAAATCGAGGTATACAAAAGCTGAAGAAGCAAGAACTTCTTACCGTTCAGACCTTGCTTACAGAATTAAATCATCAACATCAAAATTGGACAGATGTTCGTGAAGCCCTTTCAGCAACGGGCATTTTAGCTCAAAAGCAGGTTCGAAGCATTATTGAGGAATTGGTTACTTTAGCTATTCAATGTGTTTTTGGTTCCGAGTATAAATTCATTGTAGAAGATACGGTTGCTAGAAATCATCCTGAAACAAATTTTTATATTGAAAAAAATGGTGTTCGACATTCATTACGAGATGAACATGGTGGAAGTCTTGCTGTTTTATCCGCTTTCGCCCTTCGTGTTATTATGACATCTATCACGTGTAGAAATGTTCGAAAGACTGTAATTTTAGATGAGCCATTGAAAGATGCTGATAAGGGTAAACTTGAAGATTTGGGTGCGATGATCAAAAAGCTACATGAACTTTTAGGTATTCAATTTATCATTGTCACACATGAAGATCAACTAATGGCCGTAGCTGATCGAAGTTTCATTGTTACTCAAACAAATGGTATTAGTTCCGTTAAAACTATCGGAGAAGAATAGAATGAAGGGACAGCTGTGGGTAAGATAGGAGATCCTCATCATCTTATTCCTTTAGTGTGTGAAGGTCAGATCCTCCATTCTAGCTATGGTCATGAGATTTTCAGTCAGTGGGCTCCTATGACCTTTGCAGGAGATGATCAGGTAGCTACTAGATTGAAGTGGATGGCCCAGAAGATTAAGGAGAGAACCTGGAGAAATTATGATCAGCAAAAACGAGTTTGCATCGTTTCGATCCTCAAAGGCGGATTGTATACACAGTATCAACTCTTGCAGAACCTTCCTCAGACTGCTTTATTTATCGGTCACATTGGACGGTCCTCATATCGTAAAGGAACCAGATCGTCAAAAATCAAGTCCACCTACCATTTGGATTTACATAGAGATCTAATCCGAAATTCAATAGTGTGGTTGGTCGATGACATCGCTGACACAGGCAAGACATTAGCACATGCTCGAGATGCCATTGCAGAAATGTGCCCAGCTCAAATTTACATAGCCACGTTAATCAACAAGTATATAAAGAGTAGTGAACATATTCATGTGGATGTTTCAGGTTTCTTTGCCAAAGGAGATCCATTTGTTGTCGGTTGTGGGATGGGGCTAGGCGAATCCTATCGAAACCTTCATGGCTTATATGAAGTTCAATTTGAGGAGAAAACATAAAATGTACATTGTTAAGAAGAAACTAGAGGTTGCAATAGCCCATCGTTTAGATCTTCCATATGCTAGTCCATGTAATACTGTGCATGGTCATAATCTCACACTTACCATTTGGTGTGTAGCAGAGTATAAAGAAGATTTAGAGTATGGTATGGTTATAGATTTTGCTAAGATTAAAGCAAAGATTCACGGTGCTCTAGATCATAAGAATCTTAATGATATCTTCCCTTTTCGACCAACTGCTGAAAATTTAGCTTGTTGGATTCATGACCAATTGGCTCCACAATGTAAACGTGTAGATGTTCAAGAAAGTGAAGGGAACGTAGCTTCGTTCTTGGAACCAGGAATATCTACTGCTATTATCGCGGTGATGCAATGAAAAAGAACGTACCAAATCCGGGATCTAATGCAGCTTTAGAACTTGGATGTACTTGTCCTGTATTAGACAATCATTATGGTAAGGGCTTTCCTGAATTATTCACCGACATAATTGGTGGTAAATGTTTCTGGATAGCCCAAGATTGCCCGGTTCATCAACCAGTAAAGAAGGTGAAGAAATGCAAAGCAAAAGTCAGTCCCAAAAAATCCAAGAACTTGTAAAAGATTGTCCGTTCATTAATCAAGGTATAGTAGATTTTCCGTATCGACCTTTGCGGGATATTTCATTCATTTGGCCTCAACCAAAACCTACAACGTTTGGAACCGGGATTCTTGCTATTCCAGAACAGTTCCAAAATGAACATCGAATTGGGCTTGGTATTCTGCTTGCTGCAGGTCCTGGATATTTTGGTCGAGAACCCCGCCGACGGATTAATGGAATCAACGGATACTGGACAGATCCTGGCCCACGAGAAACTTGGCATCCTACAACCGATCAACTGCAACCCGGTGTTGTAGTTCAATACGACGTTGGAGTTCCCTGGTATGAATTTGCTAAGAATCATCTAGGCAATAATCATCTTGTTGTGATTTGTGGAGTGAAGGACATTTACGGTATATTCGGAAAGTAAGGATGAGCGATAATCTAGACCAATTTCGATCACAAGAACGAGTGAAACTTCTTATTCTAAAACATAAGGGAGAACTTTCTCGAGTAGTTGAAGAATCTGGATCGGATCTTGCTTATGTTCGAATTGTTGCCAACAAACTAAAAAAAGAACGTGATCACAATATCGCCATTCAAGTTGCTCAATTACTTGCCACAGAGATTTTAGACGGCCACGATGCTCGTGTAGCCCACTTACGCGATGCCCTGTATCAAATACAGCTCAAAGCCGCACAACAGCTTTCTCAATGCTGTAAAGCTGCGGTCCGGAGTTACACTTTGGGTGTCACAGATCCCACAGTACCCGGGAATCACGAACTCCATTTTATCTGCACACAATGTCAGAATGAATGTTTTGTCAATATGTCTGGAATAGATCTTAATGAATATCGAAAACTCTTGAATCAGTGGCTTCTTGAAGATCAAAGTCTTGCAGAATTCGCAGAAAAAATGGGATTGACTTTTAAAGAAGAGCAACCATCAATTATCAATAAACATTACAATGTTGCTATGATTAATAATGCGGGTTCGAATGGTAACGCCCAAATGCCAGATCGTAAAACCATAGAATCCCATCAGTTGGATTCTGAAGGAAAAGAACTTATAAAGCAAGCAGAAGATCTTACTCCAATAACACGCGAACTCCTTAGAAAAAGTCTTGAGGAGAAAATGTTAGAAGAAAAGAAGAAGGAATCGAATGGGTAGTTTACGGATTAAAACATATCTTGATCATTTATACGAAATGGATTATCGAGAACGTCCTGTATGTATTGACGAATTTCTTAGTTCTCCGCAGTTCCTCGGAAATCTGACTGATCAAGGGAAAGCTGTTCGCACTGTCTGGAAAGAAGAGCTTTCCAGAATTATGCAAGACGATAAAAAATGGCAAGTGGTTCTTACCGGTGGTATCGGAACTGGAAAATCTAGAGCAGCTATTTGGGGAGTAGCATACGTTATTTACCGTGTTCAGTGTTTGAAAGCGCCCTGGAAGTTTTTCGGAGGAAAAGCTGAGGGTGGCCGAATGACCGTAGCCTTCTTCAACTTAGTGAAGAGCCAATCTCAAAGCAAGGGTTACAGAATTTTGATGACCCATTTAACTCAATCTCCCTGGTTTTTGAAACAAGGTACTATGGGAGGTTCTGCAGAATTTCCAGTATTACATCTCCCATTATTTGAATTTAAACTGGCCTCACCATATTCTCATGGTTTTGGTATTCAGGGCGACGATATTATCGTTGGCATCCTAGATGAATTGGATGCTCCAGATGAAAGTATTGGTCAGAAAAAGAAAGTCATCGACGCATATGAAGCTGCTGCCAATCGATTTAAAACACGGTTTGTTTTTGATGAACAATCTATTGGTCGACTTTTTCTTGTAGCATCTAAACAAGAGCAAGTGTCCTTTCTGAATTCTTTTGTTTCTGAACGAAAGAATGATACCAGTGTTCGAATCATAGATATTCCATTATGGAAAGCCTTACCACGATCACACTATTGCGGCAAAACTTTTAATGTTTCGCTTGGTGATGTGTATGATGTGTCAAGAATTTTGGAAACAGAAGAAGATGTACAATTGGCCTTAAAAGCAAACAAAACAGTGGTTCCCGTGCCTATTGAGCATCATGAAGAGTTTGTTCGAAATATCAGTAAGGCTCTTCGAGATATTGCTGGTATTTCGGTAACAGAATTAAGAAAATCTAAACTTTTTGCAGCAGAAAAAGTAATTAGTCAATGTTATGATCCCAATCGAAAAAATCCCGTAGAAAAGCAAACAATTGAATTGGGTCTTACAGATGATATAAACCTTGCACATTATATTAATTTCGAAGCTATTCGATTAGCCCCGAATATTCCTCGATGCATTCATTGGGATATTTCACTTTCCGGAGATTCGTCCGGCTTGGCTATGTCGGGAATTTCCGGATGGAGAAAAATTTATAAAGAGGATGATGCAGGATCTCCCGTTACATTTAAAAAGGCTGTAGTTGAAACTGATTTTTGCATGCGATTTCGTGCTCGACCTGGAGATCAAATTCCATTTAATAAAATTCGTCGTTTGATCATTGATCTTAAGAAGACCTTTGGTTTCAATATTGTCATGGTTACTGCGGACTTGAATTTACTCAGTGCTGATAGTAGACAAACATTAACCCTGGCTGGAATTGCAAATGATCACCTGTCTATGGACACGAAGCCAGAGCTTTATCGAGCTTTTCGAGATAATGTGTGTGACGGTTGTTGGGTATCTCCATTAATTCCGATTCTTCATTTTGAGTTGGTCAATTTAGAAGATGATCCAATAAAAAATAGAATTGATCACCCAGCTAAAGTCACACAGATTTTAGTTCTGCCCGACGGTAGTCCGGAAGAAAAGGTTTTGCCCGGATCGAAAGATTGTGCAGATGCTGTATCTGGTTCTGTTATGAAAGCGTTAGAATTGTGTCAATTACCACCAGATGTGGAAATTATGACGTCAATTATGAAACAGGCACTTCAATCGGCCACCACAGAACAAGCAAAGGATGTACATCTTGGATTAGTAAATCTTCAACAAAAACCAAGAGATGAAGAAGTAAAAATACCTCCAAAGAGTAAAGAAATGAGCATATTTCTGGATATACTAAAGAGAGCACAAGGATAGGGATATGGATAAACTTCGAATCAAAGAACTAATGATTGCATATCGACAGAATCCAAACGGAGAAACGTTTGAACATCTTTTACGAGAAGCGGATCCACATCTTGAAGTTTGTATTCGTGTTCTTCGATCCAAATGTCCTATTTTGATTATTGAGGATCCACAAGATTTATATCAATGTTCCATTATTGGTCTTTCAAATGCCTGTAGATCAGTAACAGTTGAACATGATGCTGATAAATTGGATACACGAATTTTTCTTTATGTTAAAGAACTCGTATATAGTACATATCTTCGACCACATCGTAATAAACATAAACTTCATAAACTTGCGAAGTTGGAGACATGTGATACAGTGCCTGTATGGTCAAAGTTATTATTTGCTGATTTTGAACAGTCAGTTCGTAAATTAATTGAACGGGGCATGATTTCATTTAAAGATTATCAAATGTTTGTACAACATTTTGCATACAAACGAACCTATCCCGATTTACAAGAAGAATTTAAATTGAATAAATTTACGATTCGAGATCATGTTTTGCAAGTTTTACACATTCTTCAAATTACATTAAAAAAAGAAGATTTTGTTATATAGTACAGTTGTATATTATGGATGTGGAGGACAAGCTAATGAGTAATGAAGTTGGAAAGGGAGATTCTCCAAGACCAAGATTGGTATCTCGAAATGAATATGAGATACGATACGAGCTTGCTTATGGAGACGTATCAGATACTCAACGTGCATATTTACATGAGCAGCTAGATAAATTAGTAGCTCATAGAAAACAAATGCGAAAAGAGGAGGATGAAAAAAATGAGCAAACAGGGGAAGGCTAAACGTCAAGATGACCTTTTCAAAGAAATTGTTGAATTGACTTTTGAAGAAGCAGGACTACCAAAACAACTTCAGCCCGACATGTGCCTTGTATTATCTGAAAGGAAGCGGATTCGAGATGTACAAGAACAGATTGCCCGGCTTCGTGAAATGATGAGGAGCCAACAGCGATGATTATTGCCATTTCTGCAAAAGCTTTGGGCGGGAAAACTACGCTTATCGTAGGGCTAATAACTGCTGCTAAGAACAAAATGATCATCCAAGAATTGAATTTTGCTGATGCTCTTAAGTATATCGTTCTGTATACTTTTGTTCCTGAGGACTGGAAACTTACAGTAAAAGATTTGTCTGATCAAGAAGTAAAGCTCCGGAAGACTCCGTCAGGAAAAACTATTCGACAGCTTCTTCAAATTGTGGGCACAAATCAGTTTCGAATACTGGAATTTGATATTTGGACACGATTATATAAACAAAGGTATTTTACATTACCGACGAATGATTTGACATTCACGGCTGACCTTCGATTTCCCAATGAATTGAAAACTATTCATGATCTTGGTGGTATTGCCATTCGACTTCTTCGAGATCCAACTTGTGGTTCTTGCAAACATGAAAGCGAAGTTGCACTAGACTTTGTAACCGAAGCTACGTGGAATCAATATGATAAATTAGATTCATGGTATACTGTTCTTTGTCGATCATTTAAACGGGCTTTTAAAGGTGATTTCACACATTATTGGAAATTCAAAAATTGGAATGGAGATAAGTTTGATTTCATCGTTGATAATTCCGCACATACAATCGAGCAGACTAACGTATTTGTTTTGACCATGCTTAAAAATCACTTTCCCAAATTGAGCGAGGTATTTTAATGTTACAAGTAAAAGCATACTATAGTTCAGCCATTAGAGGACCGGCCGGGGATCAAGCTACAGCGGTAGAGATGGAAACAAATCTTAGTGCGGCCTGTTTACAGGCCACTAAGCTTCAACAGATCTTTGGCAATCTGCTTGATATCTACTGCCCGCATCAACATGATCGACTTATTCAGATTTTATGGAAGCAAGGACATATAGCTACTGGTCCTATTCTACAGGCAGATCTTCTTATTCAGAATGATTGTGATATAACCATTGTTAACAACACTATTTCATCTTACGGTGTAGATCTTGAAATTCAAAATGCTCGATTCCACAGGCAGCCGTGTATACTTATTGGAAATACACTGACAGACTGGGATATTCTAGAAATCACACGTTCTATACAACAAATTTTAATACGAAAGATGGAATATGTCGAAGCAAGTAAAACTAGTTTCGAGTCAAATTCACGTACTACTTCGTAGAAAGCATGTTGAAGACGTGTATGTTAGTGAATGCAAGATTGGACCTAGCCCATGTCCACGACTAGATGCTTGGGCCATGCGAAAATCTTGGACGCACCCTTGCGCTATCGGTTATGAGATCAAAGTAGATCGAAGTGATTTTTTGAACGATAAGAAGTGGCCGGAGTATCTTCCCTTCTGCCACGAGTTCTATTTTGTATGCACTTCAGGCCTTATTACAAAAGAAGAGATTAGTCCGGAAGTTGGATTGATGTGGGTAGCAGAATCTGGCAATGTCCTGTATACGAAGAAAAAGGCTCCGTATAGAAAAGTGACAATCCCCTCTACTTTGTACGAATATCTATTAATGGCTCGAATCAAAATAAGTTGTGAAATGGGATCTCAGGTTGAATTGTATCAAAACTGGTTTGAGAATTCGGAAGCAAATACAGAGCTTGGACGTGAGATTGCCCGGAAGATTCGAAAAAAGGTTGATAACGAAGTTGGCAATCTTCGACAACATAATAAGCAGCTCGAACAACATCTGGAGCAGCTTGAGGCAGCAGAACGTGTTCTTAAGGAATTGAATATTGACGTTGACAGAACATATGTAGGAGATTTCAAAAAGAAACTCAAGGAAGTCCTTAATGGAATCCCAGCAGATTTTGAAATGTCAATTCACAACGCCCATTCATATCTTGGTCAGCTTCTTAATCAATTGAAAAAACAAAGTGAGGAAAAAGAATGAAAATCCTTGGTTTAGATTTGGAAACGAACGGCCTGGATGTTCAGAAATGTGCTGTAGTCGAAATGGGACTATGTCTATGGGATACTGATCGATCTTCTCTTATAGAAGCACAAAGTTTTCTTGTAAATGACACCAAGAGTCCCACATACGGGGATTGGAAAGTGTGTGAAAAGCTTTCCGGAATTACTAAAGAAGACATTGATCAATTTGGTATCAATCCTCAACAGGCACATGTCATTTTTAGAAATTTTGCTGATAGGACAGATGTTATTCTAGCAGCAAATGGACTAAAATTTGACAAGTTGGTGCTCGCAGCCTATGAGAAGAGATATGAAGTACCGGTGAAGAATGACACTTGGGTAGATTTATATCAGCTTCCTTTTCCTGAAACATGTAAATATCGAAATTTGCTCTATCTAGCTGCGTATTACGGATTCATTAATCCCTTTCCGCATCGAGCTTTATCTGATACAATGACGATGATAAAAATTGCCACCAATTTTGATATTCTTAGTATTGTAAACAATCAAAAATTGCCGGCTGTGACATTGGTAGCAAAAGTAAGTTACAATAATCGTGCTCAAGCTAGTGAACGAGGGTTTGCATGGAATGGAACCAAGAAGATTTGGTATCGTGTAGTGCGAGAGAATGAATTGGAAGCCTTAAGTCCTGTACTGGCCACATACCCCTTTGAAGTAAATTTTGTTGAAGGAGATTTATCATGACTTTTCGTTGGTTGTATGTAGCAGTCGTGGTTGTAATGTTTGGATTGTTGATATTTCTTTTTGGTTGTCATGGGTTTCCGATGCATCCAAAGCCACCCACGGTGTTGCCCCCGGGACCCGTTGTCCCTCCTGCTCAACAGGTTATTCAGAAAGCAATGAATTTACCCTGGTTGTTATCAATGTCCGTATTCGGTATTGCCGGAGGCATTGTGGGTGTATTGTTTTTACCGGGACCACTAAAAACTCTTGCCTTGGCACTTACTTTCTTTTGCGTAATCTCTTTAGGCCTCACTCTTCTTGTAGCCCAATATGCTATGTGGTTGGTCTTAGGAACTGTTATAGCTTGTATCGGAATCGGAGTTTATGGCATATTTCGTGCTAGGAATACCCATGCTATTGCAAATCAAGCAATTCAAGATTTGGTCAAAACAGTTAATCTAACTAAGAGCAAATTGACCGTAGAAGCAAAGGAACATTTATTTGGTATCAAGAAAAAGACGTCTACCAAAAAGGTTGGTGGCGTGATTCACATGGTACAGTCTCCTAGTACGGAAGCAATTGTTGCAGAAGTGAGAAAGCAAATCTAAGGAGATATATGCACGATTATAATCAAGTCATGGGTGATGTCACTGATCCACAAATTTTTATTTCTTCTCAACCTCAAACTATTCTGATTCCACATGTGGTCAATAATATTGGAGCTTTTGGGGCTGGTGTAGCCAAAGCAATCAAAATGAAATGGCCCAATACAGAAAAAGAATATCATTGGTGGCTTAATCTTTGGAATAAGCATAAGCGATCAATCCTTGGTCAATCTTTTGCTTCTTTAGTTAAACATACAGATGATGTTACAATAGTAGTTATTCACATGTTTGCCCAAATTGGTATTCGAGGACGACAAAATTCTCAACCACTGAACTACCAGCATCTTCAAACGTGTATGGAGAGAGTGCTCGAAATTGGTACAACCCTTGGACAACCATTTTCAATTCATTGTCCAAAATTTGGAGCCGGCCTTGGTGGTGGTAATTGGAATGAAATTGAAAAAATGATTCGAACAACCTGGTGTATGCGAGATATCCCTGTATCAGTATATAATTACAGGAGAACCAATGTCCGAACCTATGAAGAATAAATTGCAACGGTTTTGTCTTAAGAAAAAGATGCCCAAGGGAATTTGGCTTCAATCAGCATATGCGATTCAATTTGATGGTTCTTTTGCATGTATTGCTCGGATTGCAGATGTGCTTGGTATTTCTGCTAAGATGGATCGACACGACAATCACAAACCCCAATGCCGACTCATTTTCAACGGTATTTTTGATATTTTTATTAAAAAGAATCAATGGGTGGTTTGGAATAAGTCTATCCTTCCGCTAAAAGAAGATTTCTGTGTGGGACATTTGGTTTGGGATGACGATTTGTTTACATATGCTTATCGAAAGACCAGAAAGGTGGTTCAGTAATGGACTTTGAAATTCAAGATCGTCGAGACGATACTATTCAATTTAATGACCTGAAATTTCTCGAATGTTTTTACATTGGAGATCCAAAAGAACCCTATATTCGTGTTCCGGATTTCTTGTATTCTATGTCGGGATTGAATCCAGACATTCTTCTTCCAGATATTGAAGTAGGTACTCCTGCAATAGAGGGAGGTCGAACATTTAATGCCCTTCGAATTCGAACACTCCAGTATATTTATATCGTGCCTAGCAATATGGTACATAAATTACAGTCGAAGTTAGTATTAACTACAAAACCACTTGAAGTTGAAAAGGAACAGGATGCAGGAAAGAATAACACAAGTGCTTGAAGACACTGGACTAGTACATGCTCCCATTTGTGGTCATTTTTGTTGGATTGATAATTATGGTATTAGTGAATTATCTGTACAGGGCGATATTCATGATCGAGATGCAATAGCAATTACTGTAGCAGATGTGTTGCATCAAAATGCAATTTCATTTCAAATTCGTAATGGACATCAATTTCGATTTCCACTCCATCCATAAATTTTTTAATTTCCATTTTGATTTTAGTCAGTTAGGTGGTATACTTTTCATATGATACACTACTTAAATAACATCGAAAGACGTTGGCGAACAAGCGAATGGCATCATATTGTTTGCCTTACCATATTTTCAACAATCTCAATGTGGTAAAAAATAATGATCATAAGTTTCTCCCTCCCAAGAGAAGGTTTATATTATATTCGGGTGATGGTAGATTTTCTAACCATCACTCGATATTTTTGTACATTCTATTTTGATTTCCGTCAATTAGACCTTATACTTTAGATATGAGCAGAACAGATTGTCATCGACCAATTGAGCTTGATCCTGTCAACTACACCTACTATGGTTGGCTCTATCAAGGCCACAGTGATGATGTCTGCGAGGACATCTCTGCTGAAATGCGAGATCGGTCGAACGAAAACGATAACTACTGTGATTTGAAGTTCATTCGTAATCATCCAGAATTGTTCCATGGCAATTATGCCGAGAAGCAGTCTTGTGATCACTGTGGAGCTTTCTTCCACTGGGGAGTGATCTTTCGCCACACGCCCACCAACAATCTGATTGTCATCGGTCATCAATGTGCTGAACGATTAAACTTTCCCAATCGTGCAGCTTTTCTTCGTCACCAATTAGAGAGTCGAGCGGCCACCATTGCAGCCAATAAGAAAATCCAAGCTGCCGCTCAGGCTTGGATCGATGCCCGTCCGGAGTTTACATCCATTCTAGCTAAGGATGCGACCCCCGTTCACTGCATCTTACGCGATTTGCAGAAGAATTTGTGGAAATGGGGCAATCTAACCGATCGTCAAGTAGATCTGGTCAAGAAACTTCTGAGTGAGACAGAACAGGCCAAAATCAAGACCCAGAAAGAAGCCGCTCTTGATGCTGTAGCACAACCAGTTCCAATTACAGACAAAAGGGTTCAAATCACCGGTGAAGTCCTTGGAAGGAAGAGACAGGAGTCATCTTTCGGATACAAGCAGATGGAATACAAAATGCTCGTCCGAGATGATCGAGGATTCAAGTTATGGGGGACAATTCCAAGTAACATTTTTGATATCGATCATGGTAGTCGAATAACCTTCACAGCAACTGTGATGCCGTCCAAAGAGGATCCGAAATTCGGGTTCTTTTCTCGGCCAACAAAAGCACAAATTTTGATTGATTCCATTTTGATCTCAACCGATTAGGCATTATACTTTATGTATAAGCAATAATGCCGATTGAGGAGATTAACCGATGCTGCGAATCGACGAGAAAACAAAAGCAATAGTTGAAATTCCGACAAGAGAAGAAATTGAAAAGTTGCAGGTGGGCGATTTGGTTATCAACTGTTTTGGTGAACAGAGGAAGATAACAAACATCCACGCTCGGGGAAACAATCTCATCAACGGCAAAGCCTACGTTTGTTTTTATTCAGAGTTTGGCAATGGTTCAGAGATTTCCGGTTCTTATGCAGAAGATACCCTGGTTCGAACGATTGCTTTATCTCGTTATTACACATCACATGAATTAGATACGATTGAAAAGAACCTTCAACCCAAGCAGCTCAAAAAGGTTCAAAATGCGGTAGATAAGATTTTGGGGAGATAAGATGAAGAAATATAAGTTGACCGATGAAACAAAAACAGTTGGTACCACAAGAGTATATCAAATTATTGCTCTGAAAGATTTTGGAAATGTCTGTAAGGGTGATCTCGGTGGTTGGATAGAGAAGGAAGCTAATCTATCTCAAGAAGGAAGTTGTTGGGTGTATGATGATGCCGAGGTGTTTGGCGATGCTCAGGTGTTTGAACATGCCTGGGTGTTTGGCGATGCCAAGATATTTGGCAATGCCGAGGTGTTTGGCGATGCTCAGGTGTTTGAACATGCCTGGGTGTTTGGCGATGCCAAGATATTTGGCAATGCCAAGATATTTGGCAATGCCAAGGTGTGTGGCGATGCCGAGGTATTTGGCGATGCCAGGGTGTACGACGGAGTCTGGAATGCTTAAATATTTAATATTTTAATTTTGATCTCAATCGATTAGGCTATATACTTTACATGTAGGAACGGTCCTACGTAAAGATAGAATAAAGGAGAGAGAATCCAATGAAATATCGACTTTCTTTCGAAATTGAATGTGGAAGTAAAACCTGCGCTTTATCTCCTGGGAAATTTTGCAAATTTTTAAAAAGTGCGGGAAATGGCAAGTGTACTTGTTATTTTTTCGGTACACTTTTTGATCAATATGGTTGGATACAAAGACACAAAGATTGTTTAAACAATGGAATTTTGGGGAAAGAAGATGATCAGACGACTTGTTACAAATCGTGAGGTTGTGAGTAAAGAGTGGAGATTGGACTACCCGGATCATTGTCCTGTACGTTTAAGAGATGGAGATGGAATTAATGTTGGGGCATGCCATCACTATCTTCATAACGGTATCTGTCCAGATCATGGTCAGATTTATCAAGGCACTTTTAAAAAGGACGAAAAGATGAACAAGAAACGCAATCTTTTTCATTCTCCTTATTTTTGTTTCCAGATTGAATCTTGTTTTCTTCGATGGACTACGGGTTTCATAGAATGCATTGACGGATTGACTAAAATTTTGACTTTGGGCATTTACTGTCCAGAGCTAACTATGACATTTGTCTTCTGGTCAAGTAAGCAGCAGTGTCAACGAAGAATAAAGAAAGACCAAAGGAAGAAGTACGAGTTGACCAATGAAACCATATCAATTGATAACACCGTACTACATCGAATTAGAGCTCTGAAAGATTTTGGAAATGTCTGTAAGGGTGATCTCGGTGGTTGGATAGAGAAGGAAGCTAATCTATCTCAAGAAGGAAGTTGTTGGGTGTATGATGATGCCGAGGTATATGACGATGCTGAAGTGTTTGGCGATGCCAAGGTATCCGGCCATGCTGTGGTATTTGAATATGCTTGGGTGTTTGGCAATGCTGTGGTATTTGGTAATGCTGAGGTGTTTGGCGATGCCTGGGTATCTGATCATCGTGATCAACCTGAACGAAAAATACTTGATTAGATTAGCATACTTGCGGTTGACTTGATAATCAACCGTTTTCTCCACAAGGCCCGCGACACATATCGTCCGGGCCTTTTTCATGTCCATAAAAAGACCCCGACCAACCATGGTCGAGGTCAAGATCATGCAGCACAACAGCGAGGAATCAGTCAATCTTGTATTCATTTAGCCGATTATGATAGGCTTGATCATAAAAGGGGAACCACGATACAGATGCTTGTCCAACAGTTCCGTCAATTCGAGCTCCAATAGTTAATGTACAGAAGCCCACATGCGCAGCTAATTTCTTCTTTCGCATGAATGTGGTTTGATCTTCTAGACAGCCCGGCTGGAGACAAAATACTTCTCTCGCATACGAGCAGTCATATTTGTGATAATGTCCCATGATCATCACGTGGGGCTTATCACCTCCCTGGAAGGATTCAACCATTTTCTGGGAGGAGTAACTCAAAGCATAACTTGAGCCACCTCCGGGATGGATCACTCGAATGAGCGTCTTGCCAAAAGGCTGCTCAAGAACGATATCGCGTTCGATGAAGCCTAGATGCTTCAGATCCTGTCGCCCGCAATCCTCAGCCCACTTCTGAAGGTACCAACCAATCTTGAGCCCTTCTCGCTTCTGATACCAACCCTCATGACAATTGGATCCCCACATCACCCGCCCATTCCTTCGAACAAGTAAAGTCCCATTCGGAACCTGTGCACAAAAAACCTCACCATTATATGGAACGGGCGTAGGCGTTCCAGAAAACCACGGCATGGTATTTTTAGCTAGATATACACAATTTTCTAGATAATTTGATTTGGTTTCAACTCCCTGAATCCACTTCTTTTCGCCCACAGTTCCATGCGTAGTAAACATCGCTGCCCAACCACATTTCATAGCAATTTCTACAAGATCACATGCAAGTTGTCGAGATGTTGTACTGGCATATGCGTTACTGGTTGCATACTTATGTCCATCACCTTTCCAATAACTTTGAAGAAATTCTCTGAGTGCAGGCTGATCCAGTTGTTTTAAATCGTCTGGTATGAATTTTTCATATGATTTTCCAAGCTTTCGAAGATATGCGCTTAGATGAATTGACGAAAAACAAATCTCTATTCCAGATTTTCTTGGTTTGAATCCAAGAGCTTTAATTGTGTCAATAATTTCATCCTGATTATCCCCAGGATTTTGTCCAATAGAAATTCCTGTTCCGTCTACACAGCCTTCTGCTATATACCAGCCAAGAAAACGCATAAATGGAAGAGTCGGAAATTCAGATGTATCATTCTTGACTGACCATGGATGGATAGATCTGATTCTGGGGATCGAAATCTTTTCTGGCATCGGACCTTTCCAAGAACAACCCCGGAAAAACTGCTTTTCCCCTCGAAGTGGAAATTCTTCTGCTGTTGTAAACGTAATAGGAATATTCGAAGATCCCCGATTTTTTCGAAAGAACATACGATGTCCCGGAGTGACCATAAAATCTACTTTTTGAGATCGGAAATGAAGGAGGTCACCTTTGTATGGTTTACGAATCAAGTGGGTTGGCTTCTGCCATTCCCATTCTTGAGTTAGAAGATTTAAGGTTGCCAGCGTTTCCAAACCAGTTAGCTCTATGAACCTAATAAACCCCCGTTCTCGAGTTAAAACTTCTGTTTGATCATCATAACATTCGCCCGTGAGGAAGTGTGTAGTAATTCCATCTCGTTGAGGATAATGATCAGCTAGATACTGTGCCTGATCATGCACACCATGAGCCAAGAGTTCGAACTGGTTGTTCTTATCTTGACCATCAATAATGTTGCCCGCATGAATCACATCTACGATGTCCTGCTGTGCAAAATGTGTATACGCAGCTTCCAATACATCAAGGCGAGCATGTACATTACAGATATGGGAATCAGTGACAACTCCAAAGGTATATTCTTTGCCTAGAAGCCTCTGAAGCTCTAATGGTTTCTGTTCACTCAGATCTGCAACAACAATCTTCCATCGGTCATCGCCACAACTGATAATGTTGTAACCATCATGATGACTGAGATGTGTTAGAACTTGCTTAGCCAATCCAACACTAATTCCAACGGCATCACTGATCTTACTAATATGAATGCCTTCGTCCTTCTTTCTAGACTTGTTCAAAAGTTTCAATACATCACTTCGAAGCAGGGGATTGGCTGGAGACATATCCTTTTTGTTTACAATTGCAACAGCTGGGGTAGTTTTTGTCTTTTTTTCCTTCCTTGCTAAACGTTTAGACATGTACTTCTCCTTTTGTTTTTTCCATTAATATATGAGACTGAACTATCGAAGAGATTTGATACCCTTGATAGTTGGTCGTATTTGTGTTCGACAAAGTCTTGATGCTTGATAATGCACGATTACCGGATCTTTTACATCTTTCATGTAATCGTAAATAGTTGTGTACTGTTCGGGAAGGTTTCGAAAACCTTGATAATTACGGGCTTTAAGAACTTGATCAAGTGCTAGTTGATCCCAAATCTTTGCAAATGCTTTGCATGCTTGAATCCACTCATCGACGATCTGTCTTGTATTTGATGTATTGGCTAGGTATAGTGTTCCAGAAAGCAATTCGGGTGGTATTGTATGATTAAATTTCTTATGATCTAAAATGTGCGCTGCTATATCGACCGTAGGATCTGTAACCAAGTCATCAAATAATATCGGCATTTGATGAATCAAAGCATCAACATCCACATAAACCAAAGAAACTGGATGTAATTCATCTAACATCTGTCTAAGAAAAATAGGTTTGTAATGTGTATTCTTGTCCCAACTTCCTTGATCATTTATTCCAACAATACGATATGTTAAATCAAATTGATGAAGAGATTGGGCAAGATTTTGTGCATATTCTGAATACAAAGAATCCCGAGTATAATATGCAACAAAAATAACATTCATTTGAATTCCTAATAATACAAATGCGACTCCCCAACATCCGGGAGTCGCATCTTTCAATTTTCTTTTGCAATTAGTAACTTACTTCTTCTCGCCCAAAACGGCCTGTACGAGAGTATGCAACCTGGTCAGACCAGCCTTTACCAGCATAACAGTAGCGCTGGAACCATAGCCACAGAAATGACTTACGAGCTCAATTACACCAACGATTACGAAAATGTTTCCTAGCATTACTATGTACCTCCACTAATTGATAATCTGATTGATCTACAATAGATCAATCTGTTTCTGCCTATTCAGGCAACGATTGTATCTGATATGATATACTCGGAATAACTAATGATGTTAAAAATTCTGGATAAATCGTTGCTAATCGCCGATCACAACCTACCGAAGCCTCAACGTGCTTGAACATGCTGGGTACGATGTTATATCTCCGAAGTATCAAATCAACCAATTCATATTTATTTATTGTTTCTGGCGAATGTATATGATATATTCCAACTTTCCAAAGATCCTTGTGGATAATCTGTTGAAGTATTCGAGCAAATTCAAATGTCGTAACACCATTCCACAAATGATTGGTATATCCTTGAACGATCTGATCCTGTTGTTTTTGCACCCAAGAAATCAAACTATGCTTATTGTATGGCTCAGGACCAACGATAGACGTTCGAAGAACCATTGCATCTCCACTGCATTCGCCAAGAGATTTGGTCTTTCCATACTCATCTAGTGCATCATGCGGCGCTGTTTCCTTGTATGGTCCCTGCTTGCCACTGAATACACAGTCTGTGGTAATATGAATCAACTTGGTTTTATCTTTACACAAACGAGCAAGCATGTGCGGAAAAATAGCATTGATGTATATAGCAGCTTCAAAATTATCTATCATCCTGGGCTTGATTACACCGATGCAATTGATAACATAATCTGGTTGAACGGCATCAAGTAATTCCTGGAAAAGGTATTCCTTCCAGAATTCTCCGATCCAATAAAAGTGCTGATTTGGGCTTTCGTCCTCTGCTAGAGGAGTCTTATCTAGATTTCTTTCAGTCCAATGTACATCGTATCCTTGCTGTTGCAATACCTTTCGAACAGCATAACCAAGCATGCCAGAACCACCAAGGATCAAAATTTTCTTCATTATTACTGCCCTTTCAATAACCAAACGACGTCGAGCTAATTGTATGGCTTTACTGGTTTTCATCTGTAATTTGGTGCCCACAAATCCGAGCAATAATCAATTCGAAGATCATCCCTCTTGGATTCTTCAACTGTTGCAGTTGAGAAAAACATGACGCGTGTATCTGCCGACATCGTCTTAAAACCGTTGAAGTACCCCGGAGGAATCCAAAGAACCTGTGGCTTCTCTGCAGAAAGTACAAAGGTTTGAGTATCTTCCGATCGAATATCTATAACAGCTACACGGAGCTTCTCATAAAAATCGATCTTGCACACTTTGATGATAGCAACACCAGAAACAACGGTTACGTACTTCCCTTCTTTTCGATGGCCATGAAAAGCTCGAACAAATCCCACCTCGTGATTCTGCACAAGGTAGAAACGCTTCACATCTTCAAATTTGAAATCATTCACGAATCCAACTGAACCACGATCATCAAAAACCTTATTTCCATTAAGCATAACAGGTATATTACTATTCATTAGATTCTCCAGAACTTTTCGTTTAGATATCCCTGATTCGAATATACTGGATCATCTTCATTCTTTAATCGTTTTTGTTCAAAAATTCGAATCATTTCTTTGATTCCATCAGAAAGGGTATAATCTGGTTCCCATCCTCGATTATCCCATTTTGTTGAATTCACTTGATAATTTCTTTGATCTTCAAATGCCAGATCATTATACTCAATTTTGACCATTCGCTTTGTTTGATCATATACAATTACACTAACAGCTTCAGCGATGTTTGCGATTGTGTAATTAGCCAGAGACAGATTGAATAAGCCGCTTATCTGATTGCACAATCCAAAGTTTACTGCTCGAGCGACATCCTTGACGTGTAATAACGGTCGCCATTGCTCGCCACCAAAGACCTTAAGGGTTTCACCGTGACAAGCACGACGAGTCAGAGCGTTTACAACAAGATCCAAACGTATTCGAGACTGGTTATCTCCTTTTCCGAAAAGTGTACCCAATCTAAAGATTAAACTTCCCGGATGCTTATTGAAAATATATTGTTCAGCAGCCAGTTTAGTTTTAGCATACCAACTCAAAGGATTTAATGCTGCATTTTCATCTAAAATAGCATCGTTCTTTCCATATACAGAACAGGTGGAAGCATATACAATCTTACCTTTGTAATGATCGACCAACCATTTTACCGAATCTTCGTTAATGGATTGGGTCAAGCACGGATCAATAGCACATGCTCCATCTCCCACAATAGCTGCTAACCAGATTACCGTATCGAATTTTGGTAGAAGAGTACTTAGAAGTTCACGGTTACGAATATCACCACGAATGAATTCCGCATCCTTTAGATATCGAGATTCATATACCAGGCCATCATAAACCGTAACATCATGGCCTTCTTCAATCAGATGATCGGTCATGAAACCACCGACATACCCGGCTCCGCCGACCAATAGAATTTTATTCATTATAGTTCATCCTCTAAAACATTGATGATGTGTTCCGAAGTAGATCCGTCACCTAACCAAGCAATCTGCGGATGCATCATTCCATGTAAATGCCCGGTAAGAAACAAATTGGCGGACATTAAATTCAAGTTTACATTTGCATCTGGTCCCACATCTGTCATAATGGAACACATACCAGCAATGCTCTGCGGACGTTCAGTTGAACTCCGAGGGACAATCACGGGTGTTCCTAGCAGAGCGGGCTCTTCCTGAGCGGTTCCAGAATCACTAACCATAAAGGCCGCATGATACTGGAGTTCCATAAACTTCTTATATGATGTAGGTTCAATGATCAAACAATGCCCTTTTGGAAATTCATCAAGTTTGATTCCCGCATCGGCCAGTGCTTGATTAGTTCGTTTAAACCCAATCCAAATAACGGGAAGTTGGTAAGTTTTCTGTAGACTTTGAACCAACGAGACAATATTCTTCAACCGTATTGGATTCATGATATTCTCGTGTCGATGAATATCTACGAGAATGTGTGCTTTCTTCTTTGGATTCTGAAACAAGTTTCGAATGATTGGTCGAGCAATTTCGACAATGGTGTTGCCCACAACATGTACACGATCTAGCGGAATCCCCTCATTCATGAGATTTTTAAGATTGTCTGCATGATAAGCGAAAAGAAGACTGCTTACATGATCACAACAAATCCGATTGATCTCTTCTGGCATCCACTCATCACCCGATCTCATTCCAGCTTCGATATGCCCAATCTTGATCCCTTCTTTCTTAAGCGGGATAGCAGCCAAAGCCGAATTTGAATCACCGAGAAAAAGCACAATATCTGGATGCAGTTTTTCATTTCGAATCAAGTTGATAATAGCTGGACCGAGCAAAGCCTGCTGTTCAACGTGATCACGATTGAAGCCACCGATGCCTAGATTGTAATCGGGCTGACGGATCTTGAGTTCGTCGAAAAACACATCTGACAGATTCGCATCAAAATGTTGTCCTGAGTGCACCAAAACATGGTGAAATCGTTCATCCAGTTTCCGGAAGATTTCTGCCATCCTCACAAAGTCAGGACGAATTCCGGTGAGTGTCATAACCAATTTATTGCTCATTTACTTGGCTCCCAAACAATCCCATCCTGGTTCTCCAGGCTTCGTGTTGTACAAATCATATCGCCAGTCACAGGTCTCTTCACAAGGACATTCAACACAGAGACAAGTTTCATCAAGATTCATCCCATTGTTAGCCCAAAGCTTTCGACCATCTTCTTTAGAGAATACCGGACCACTTCCAGCATCTACCATACCAATTTTCCTTTATTTTCGTTTGTAGTTATCTTCTTTCTTGCATGCATGTCTGGATCATTATCGACAAAGGTTATGCATGCTGACGAATGTAAATCTGAGAATGTTTTCCCTTCTGGTTGAAAATCAGGAAGAACATAGATAGCGGTCTCGTACTCCTGATCAAAGCCCAAAGCAAACCAAGCTTCGCAGAATGACGGTTCTACGGCTTTACCAACCCGATTCTCAAAACACCATTGAAGCATTTTCTTGAAGAGCTCGGTCCGGACAATCGCTGCTGGAAAGTTTGTATAATAGGCATCTCGAATTCCGGGAGTCTTGATCAACAGCTTTTCACCAACAATGGTAATGTAGTTCTTTGGATCTTGAATGAATCGATGAAAACGACCATCTGCATCTAATTGTCCTGGATCCAAAACATGTGTGTTGTAGCATACATATCCAAGGGACTTTCCCGAAGGAAGGGGATCACTAAACATATATTCCAATGCAATTATAGAAGGGAATCGTCGAAGAACAACGTGATCTTCACAATAGAAAAGAAGTTCTCCATTAATCTCTTTCAACCCGGATTCCATGTTCCGAGCCATCCCCTGATTGGGACCATACACTGTTTTCCACAAAGGATGAAAACAAACATCAACAATGTTACACGTTTGGTCTACTGCTAAAATTCGATTGTATGGCCATCGAGCATTTGACTTGTCAATAGAACGCAAAGCTTCGTCTCGATCTTTTGCTCGATCTGGACCGTTGGTTGTAAGCATCATACAAGATAAACTTTTCACTTCACAGCCTCCAGATAAAGAGAAGTTGACTGATGACCAGGATTGTCACAATCTTGAAATACAGGATTGTGCATTCCATACCACATACGTCGAATATCTGAAAAAGCCATACGACCAAACAATTCAGACAACGCCCACCAGTCAAAGCCGCATACGTGACTTAAATGAACTTCTCCCTGATCATCCACAGTCGGATCAAACCACCAAGACATACAATTAGCTAACAACCCGGGCGTCGATCCCTTCTCTTTAGCATATCGCTCCATCTGAATCTGCATATCCGGAACCACTACTCGAATCTTTCCACCAGGAATCAACACTCGCATGAATTGGGATAATACGAAAGAATGCCGATATGGCCAGATATGTTCTAGACAATGAGAGAAGTAAATGGCTTCAACAGATTCATTTGGGAAGGGCAACGGTTCTTTTGAAATGTCACATTGGTAATTTGCTCCAGGGAGAATGTCTACACATGCCCAACCAGCAGGAAATCGCCCAATAGTTTGTTGTCCACCGAGGTTTAGTTTCATACGAGTGTACTCAAAAGTGTTCGAAGGTCTTCTGTTGATCCGAGCCGACAGGTCTTGACCCATTCACGACCTGCTCTAACACGATCATTATACTCATCCTCTGTGATGGATTGTAAGTATTCCTTCAAAGCTATATACGTTTCATTGATTTTCGGATTGTAATACTTCCGAAAATCAATAAATAATTCCGTTGGAACGTAGTCTTTAATGTTGTAACAACCATAATAAATGGGAATGGTTCCCGCTTTGAGACAATTGGCTAATCGTTCAGTTATGAATCCCATACTCATGGTTTCATGATATGTTGATTCAAAGCAGATACAATATCGATATTCTGCAATCTTCTTCAATTGATTGACATGGCTGTGATGGTATGGAGATGGTACAGTTCCACAGAAACGTTCCTTAAAACCCCAAGCCTGCGGACTCCACACATCGGCATCCATCTTCGTAGCAATTTCGGGAAGAAGCCATTTGATGAATCCTTCGGGCGGACCGGGCAATTCGTAATACCGATTCAAAATGCAACAGCGATCCAACTTCTTCTTGTATGGTACCAATTCATCATCAGTGATGTTATTCCGACTGAAGTTGCAAGCTAATACCCCTTGAACCAATCGCAAATTCAACCGGGACTTCCATTGATTGTAGAATGTGGGGTTGTATGTGATGACTGTGTCATATTGTTCTAATACTTCTGGATCCCACTGTGCGGGCCACATCGTCTCGGGCTCAGCAATATAGATGTGCTTGAAGCCATGAGCACGGTCATTTAGTATTCCCTGGAAACTTTTATAATTAAAAGCAACTTGGGGGTATTCTTCAATCAGTTCCAGCCATTCGTCACGCATAGCAGTTTCTCACTTAAAGACTGACGATTTTTTAGTTCATGCTCCCAGATAATCAAAGTCTGATATTTATGTTGAGCAAAATGCTCTGTTCGTTCACGGACGTGTTCTTTTACTGGAATTCCTCGAAATTCCCGGCTATGCCAATAATCCCCGAACAGTTCAATAATCAACCTTCTTGTCCGGTGAACGAAATCTGGAACTCGACCGCCAAGAATATACTGCTTGTTCCGGCCGTCTCCGACGTACAACCATTCATCGGGAAACAATTCATCAAGAACTCTTTGTAATTGAAGCTCCGGACGATTTGGTCGACATCCTCGGGCGTTCATTTGCTTCTGGATGTAGTCTGGATCTTGCCAAAGCTGATCCATCAACCGTTTCTGTTTCTTCTTGACCTCCGGACGATTTGAATACTCCTGATGCGAAGCTACCAAAGCTATTCGGTATCCAGGATCTTTCCAGAGCTTAGTTTGGGTCTTTTTATGTTTCTCACGAATCTCAGGACGTTTATTCGGATTGTTATTACCTTGAAGTTTTGGTTGTTCTTTTCCTAAAAGAGGAGAAACTCGACCAGTGTTTGTTCTACTGATCTTCTGTCTTCGAAGGTTCTCAACTTCAGGAGAAGAACTACATTCTCCACGTTTAGATCTACAAGAACAACATTGACAATCTTCCTTGTGTGGATGCGACCAATTTCGATGGGTTCCCTTGCTATTATGTCCATGCAAGTACTTTGGAATTCCTGCCCATTTGTGGTATGGTTTAACTTCAATCTCCCCACCACACCCACATCCACAGAAGATAGAATTTTTGGCCTTCTGTGTATCTAACCAAATTTGTGTCTCCGGTCGAAGCATTATCTACCCAATTAACTGATATGATCTTTGATTCAAAGCATTCAACGCAATCAGGTTCCACTGTTTGTTTGGATTAGATTCCATCCATTGTCGCCAAGCAAGATTTTCACCCCATTCCTTTGCACCAGCCAGATTGTTCTCGTCGAGGGGATCCCTAAAATCATCTAGGTAGATTACGACTCCAGGTCGAAGTAATGGAGTAATCCAATTCAACACTTCCACGGTAGAAGAATGAATATCCACATCAATGTTTACAAAGATCAAATCTTTGATGTATCCCTGTAATTCTGTTGTCAAAGATTCACTGAAGAATCCGTCAATTAAAGAGAATTTTGATATTATATCCTTGCCAATTGTGGCACCAAGTTCTTCTACGCGAGCAATAACATTTGTTTTGTTTGTAGCAAATGCCCCTTTGCAATGTCGATCTGGTGCCCACACTCCGGGAGTCTCTTTTGGCAAACCAGCCCAAGAGTCAAAACCAATAAGTTTAGAACAAACATATTTATCTAAAATCTGAGAAACTTGCCAAGCATATGACGTGCCCCAAGCGACTCCAAATTCTAAACACGTGCCTGTTCCCAAAGTTTGATGGGCATGATGAAAACCATCCTTCAACGGTTTAGGAACATTATCAAAATTGGTCATGATTAGGCACCTTCTCCCCAGTTTCGACGAAGATTAGCAGCACATTGATGAGTCGCTTTGTTTTTGAATATTTGAGCCATGTCCCCCAGTTTGAGGGTATTGACTGTACTGGCATGTTTTGGATGGATGGCGTAACAGGAATAATCGGGCTTTAGAAATTCTTGGGCATATGCCAACCGGAAGTACATATCAACATCTTCCCAACCAAAATCTGTAAAATCCTCATCATACCCACCCAGATTTTGAAGTGTTCGGGTTTGTGTACAGTATGCATAATGAAAATATGAAATGAAGGAAATCTGCCCATCTAAGTTGCAGATATATTGTTTTGTTGCATTGAGATCTATATCAGGTCTCACAGCGGGTACTGTATAGAAAGCTATATCCTTAACACTCGAAAGGTGTTTTTCACGCAAGTATGTCTTTGTTTGCTCAGCATCCAAAACTGCAATGTTTCCTGCTCGCCACGAACCATGTTGATCAATTGAATGCCGGATGAAATCTCCTTCAATGACAACTTCACCATCCTTCTGAAAGAATAACTCGGATTGACAACGCTTGATCGCATAATTGCGAATGAATGCCCCATTCCGTGGATACTGTTGTGAACCACGTAATGTGAAGAAAGCGACATTCTGAGTGGCCAGATGAGAAAAGTCATCATCAACACCATCATTTCCAATGATAATCAAATAATCTTCAACAGCTCGTGTCGTGCGAATTTGTTGAATTGAAAATTCTGTGAGTTCCTTCCCATTATGATTCGGAAGAAAGACAACAAGTTTTCGTTTCGTATCTGCCCAATCAAAGTTCTGTGTGACCGTAACGGTCATATTCGTTCTCCCTGAAGGACCTTTTCTAGAATCCATGTAATAACATTATCAAATGTCTTGTAATTATCGTGAAGGATCTGATTCTGCATCTTACCAGCGATTGGATGTCCACCGTACCAATGCCAACCAATACAGTTAGACCAAATCTGCAAGACATATTCTCGTGTAGGACCTACCCACATTCCTGGTAACGCCCGACTCGGGTATACGGTATTGAGATTTAAATTGAAAACTCCAGGACTGTGAATGTTGATCATTTTTCTATAGTAAGGGCTACCGCAAGACTGATACAACTCGGTATTCATTATTGCTTTAACACCGTTTAAGAGCTTTGTATAATACGGATTGTATCGGGCACCCAGAAGAAATCCAATGGCGTGATACTCGGGACCATTCCGCACAGTATTCTCTTGTGTCGGACCTCCCCGACGATAACAGAAGTACGCTTGGCTATCATCTGGAAGTAAAGCATGCTCAAGTGGACGAAAGAAAAGAATATCTGTATCTGCCCATAATCCACCATGTTGAGAAAGCAAGTACAGACGAATAATATCTGATTTGATTACTTCTGGAAGGAAATTAGAAAAGCCAATCTCCTCCATATCAAAAGGACAGAGCTCGATACCACCATATGCTTTCAATTCCGGCATATAATCCCGAGTTACTATCGGGACTTGCTGCTCATTTGTACCCCAAGTGGTTCCCGACGTTAATCGAGTGGGGGTGAATAAAATCACACGCCAGTCTGGATTCATCATCTTAAACGATACTAGACACATGTATCGAAGATAAGGAAGGACGGGGGCGCCCCAATAAAAATACGCAACTTTAGGAATTAATCGCATAGAAATCTCGGATATGTTCAAACACTGGAAATCGTGGTAATCCTGCATCCGTAAGACTTTGACAAGACATTCGAATGATAGATCCTATCGGCGGGGGATTTTCACGATCTTGATCGGTAAATCCTGTTCCTACTGTGAATGTTTCCAAGTAATTCACAGGAATTTTAAACGTGAGAGCAGCTCTATCCAGCTCTTGCTGTCCGGGCAAAAACAAACAGACCAAAGCGCCCAATCGATTTATATGCTTGCCGTTACCAGACTGAT